ATTCTCGTAGCCCTTGATCATGTTCTCGGTGACGAGATACGGGGCCTTCGGGATCAGAGCGCTACGCTCGATCATGTCGCATACTCGGCTATTGTAGGTACGCTGAGCGTCCTTAGCGTGCCGAATAAGACTCTGAAACTTCTTACGACCTTCGATATTGATATATCGACCGGGTACACGGACAACTGGAATACGCTTCCAGTCGTAGTAGATAGGGCCTTCGAGAATCTGGCCGCCATCACACTTAACCCACATGACCCTCCACTTGAGGACTTCTCGGGTCTGAACTATACGTTTATGACCGTCAGCGGCAGTGAGTCCCTTCTCTTCAAATTCCTTATCTACTTGCTTGATCTCTGGAGTGAGATCTTCAATAGAGCCGTCCGAGAACTGTACAATCTTCTTCTTGTACGGGACTCGTTCCATGTACTCTACGACTCGAACTTCCTTATCCGTGAACCACCCGTAGGAGTCTCGGGATATATTGAAAGAAGTCTCGCTCTCAGCATCTGGGAATAAAGCTCGGTACTTTTCCTTCGATACTCGCTCGCCGATAATGCACCACATCGCATCTCCTGCGGTGGCGTCACTACACTCGGCATCCCAAATAACCGTCTGAGGATTGGGAATGTCTTTGATTCGAAGTACTTGGTCAAAACTATCTTCCGAAGCGTACTCTGGCATCAATCGCCAGGCGCCAAAGCCTCCGGCTACTGCGAATTTGTATTGGTTTTTATAAATTGGGTCTGCTCTAGACTCGTCTTCAATAGATCGCATGAGTCCTGCAAGGACTTCAGCAGTAGCCTCATTTGCGGAACTGTTTGTTGGCCTGACTTTTCCCGCTGGTCGAGTCTGTCGCATATCAGCAACGACGATATTAACTGGCCCGATAACTCGGTTAAAGGTGTAATTCGGCTTGCCACGTCGAGCCTCCAGAACTACAGGATCCCACTGTCCCATAGACTCTGAGTTGTAGACAAAATTCAAATCCTCTGAGTGCATCCGACGGTTTTCTTCGAACGCACCTACTCCGTCATCGTAATGCTGGCGAATACGACTAAGCAATTGCTCCGGATCGTTGAAATCGTCCGAGTCTGTCTTCACCCGCGTTTCGGCGGATGTTACCGGAGACATATTCTTTGGAGTTTTATCTGGACCCATAATTTACGTAGGCATTTCCTGAATAGTAAAACGACGGTTCTCACCAACCCAGATGTCCATACTCTCACCGGGTTTTAGGTAGGTCACAACAGGGACCTTCCATTCCTTTTTCTTGGTCTTCGTTTTAGGGTCTTCGACTTCTGTCAAAGTCTCGGTAACCACCTTGATATGATTGCGCTGGTTTGTATTTTTAATAGGAAAATTAGTCGGCATACTTCTCTCTTTTATTGGCTGTCCCGCCAGGGATCGAACCTGGGACCCGCTCCTTAACAGGGAGCCGCTCTACCGCCTGAGCTACAGGACAATCGCACTCACTGCCGCCGTACTGGAGTTTGCACGGCCACACATTTCTACAATTATTGTAAGGTCTAGGGTTTGAGTGCATTAACCGTCCCTTACGTTGTGATATTCTTTCCAACTGCGATATTTGTTACCTTCTCCGTTCTCGCAGTACCATATAAACCAAGCAAAACCTAAACTCCACATCAACCACTCCAAACGTCTGGGGGACTCCACGCAAACCACGGAGTTCCGGTGAACTTAGGCTCTACTTTGGCACGCTCTATTCCGGACATAACCATATAACGGAGCGCGTCCATTAAGTGATCATTTTTCTTAACTACTTGACCCTTTTCATCTCGTCGATACAGTCGATATTCAGAAAAGGTATTAGAACAGCCTTTGAAGATTTTCAATCGACCTTGAGATAGCATCTCCCAGACAGCATAGATCCCTGCTTCTCTGGCGTTCTCTGCTATTTCAAGATCCAATCCGAGCTGCTGGTACAGATCGAGCAACCTTCCGCCGTCTGTCTGCATTCGTCCTCGGGAAGCCGGATCAATGACACCGGGAATCCAATTGCCCCTGTTTTTGATGGCTGCGGCATGTACAGATGGCTCTGCTTGACCGCGATAGTATTCGTCGTAGATATAGAGTGTAGCTGTTTCTCGGTCATACGCTCCCCAAAGGGCTGCTGTACGATTCCAACCTACGTCCATTCCGAAACAACGGGGCCAGTGCTTCGGTATCTCAAATCCTGGGACTTCGATGTCGCTGGTAGGGACTTGATATATAGCGCCAGCGCCAAGTTGAGGAACTCCCTTCGTGCGCGAGTCGCGCTGCCACGCTGGGATTGACGAGAGGATTGCTTCTTTGAGTTCTTTTGGTAAGTGCGGGACATCTTCCCACTCCACGAATATGCAAGCTTTAGCCATTATTAGTTGAGCTTTACTGGTTCTTCGGTTGGCATGAATTCAGGCATGAAACTGAGCATCAAATCCGTGAGGCCCATAAGAGGAGTGGCGGTAACGTATATAATACCGTTAACAGTAAGAGTACGGAGCAGACACTCAGTATAAATATCCATAGGACATTCTTCGTCCAGATGGATGACGTGCTGGCTGGTACCTTGGAAGACTTCTCGGCCCTGATCGTAGGACTTGAATTGAAGAGTACTAAGACCGCCAGATATATGCTTAACAAAAAGAGTCTCGTAAGCATTCGCGATACCGTGTTTAGTAGTATAGCTCTTGAGAAGATCGCCTGGGATTAGTCCAGTGCCGTGGGCTTCAGGATTTCCGACGGGTCCGCAGAGCATTGTCTGCATAATATCCCGTACGTTCTTTGCAGTGTCTCCGGCTGTCCAAGCGTTGACGGGTTCTTCGAAAGTTTTACCTTCCCACCAGTCGGGATACAGTCCTGTAAGGTGCTGTACCATTTCAAAGCCTCCTGCAAGGCTTTTTCCGCTTCTATTTCCTCCGGCCAGTAATCTTTCATTGTGTGTCTTTCCTAGCTGGAAAAACTGCATCTGCTTCTTGTAGAGTGCTCTAACTTCCGGTGTATTGTAGAACTGGTCGATCTTCCGACGGCTTTTCCGTCGGTCCATCTCTTCCAATAGTTCTAGAAGTTGTTGCTGCTCGTGACGAGGAAGCGTCTGCAACCTCTCCTTCGATAACAGAGACGGGTCTGAGCTTATTAACGAGTCTAAGGAGTCGAGATTGGAGCTGTCGATCATCTAATTTCTCAGTCACGTTCATCTCAACTTTGAGATTCTCGCGATATTCGGGTTTCTTGACGCTCAATACCTTTTGAAGTAGCTTGTCGTTACCGGCAAGGGCCAATTGAATAGCTCTCTCTTCGAGTGCCAAATGAGCCAATGGGTCGGCTTCTTTGATACGCGCCGCAAAAGTGTGGTTGCGGGCCAGTTCTTGGAAATACTCAAACGGGGTGACTCCGATGGAGTCTCTAGCAGTAGCCATATCGCCAGTATTGATATAAACTTCGATAATCTTGTCATGCTTCTCTTTAGTCCAGATGAATCCTTCCGAAGAATTCACCTTCTTCATCCCCATACGCTCTTCCAGATTGTCGTAAGCTTTCTTGAAAGAGTCAGAGTAGGCCAAACGGGACTCGACTTTAGCCTCTTCAATCGGGAGAGCCTCGCACGCAGCTTTAAAGTCTTTGTGATGGGCGTAGGCTTCGAGAAATCTCTTCTCCCAAGCATCGATCTGAACAGGCTTTTGGACATTGACGATGATTCCCGAGGCACCGCCGGACACTTTTCTTTTCATGCCGGGGATATCTACACCGGCCTTCTCTCCGATGGTGCCTTTGCCTGCTGCTAATCTGGTACAGTCAATGCACTTGCGAGGATTACTAGTATAGCGACCGCAGACATGGCCATACCTGCAAGGGTTGGATACGAAGAAGTACCCCCACTTCCTATATTTTGCCTCTTCGAGCGGAACCATTCGAGTAGGCATGTGATTGTATAGATCAGGGCTACCGCTCCGATTAATAGGAGCAATAGCTTTGATTTCATCAAAGGTCAAGTCCGGGTAGGAAGTTTCCGTGTCGGTCTGTTCCGGCGACTGTTTGCCAGAGAAGGGCGTCTGATCTTGACTCATTTGTAATACCGTAAATCGCTTGTTCCCAGATCCAAACTAGCTTTTCACCTTC